TGGGGTCTGTGATGCCTCCACCACACTAATAGTTAAAAACTCCGAAGAGAAGCCTACCCACTGTCCTATGTGTGGTACACCTTCTCAGGAGGAGTGGGAAGATTAATTGGTTATTTGAAAACCTGCCCTTTGAACCCGATGAAGACTTTCTAAAAGACTTTGTCGGGTTTGTCTATTGTATCACTGATCCTGATGGTAAGAAATATATCGGGAAGAAGTTCTTCTGGTCTACTCGCAGATTACCCCCTCTCAAAGGAACCAAACGGAAACGTAAGGTTACCAAACAGTCTGACTGGCGTGAGTACTATGGTAGTAATGATGCATTGAAGACACTAGTAGAACATCATGGTGGCGACAAATATCATCGAGAGATCCTACGTCTGTGTAAGACGAAGGGAGATTGTTCTTATTACGAAGCAAAGATTCAGTTCGAGAAAGATGTCTTGTTGAGTGATGATTATTACAATTCCTTTATAGGATGTAAAATCCATGCAAAACATCTAGGAGAACCTGATGGCTAACTTGGCCGCTGCTTATTGGGGTCACGATTCCTCAATATGTTTGTACAACGACCAGACAAGAACATTTCACGTAATAGAGATTGAGAAGTTAACAGGAATAAAACACTATAGGGGACATGCAAGAAAAGAAGAACAGAGAGAGATACTAGAGACCGTTTTAGAGATCTCTGAAAAGACTTTGGGTATGAAGAACGACTATGATGCATTCATAATCGGTTCATTCGCTGGACATGAAGATTATTGTAGGGATGACAATCTTTCACTTGACCCTGAAATCGTCCAAAGTATCTTCAACGTACGTAACATCGAGATGCACAAACGTCACCATCGCGCTCATGCGTGGGGTGCATATGCACAGTCCCCTTGGGTAGGAAAGTCCTGTACTGCGTTAACCTTTGATGCAGGTGGAGATGATGGTCACACCCATATGTGGGATTGTCAACCTTGGGTTCTCACGCCCATGAAATGCGGTAACTACGATAGGGACGAAGCACCCCAACCGTGGCCATATTACTTTGGTCGCAACTATAACTTAGCCGCTGGACTAGGTTGTCAAAACATGGTCAGTAAGACCGATTCAACTCTAGACATGGCAGGTAAAGTCATGGGAATGTCTGCGTATGGAAATCGTGATAGTTACCATGCATTCCTAGGTAGAGGTTTGATTAATGAAGATGAAGAAACAACCAACATGGTCAACCCAGCATGGATCTGGTATCGAAGTGTGTACAGTTTATCATCATCTAATATGGCGTCAGACGGTGTCATGCGTACCGGTAAGGAAAATGTAAACGGCAAAGAATGGATAGCTGAGAATCAGAATGAAACCCCAGAAGAGGTTAATCATTATAACTTGTTTGTCAGTCCTTTTCAGTCCACATGGGAAGAAGAGTGTGACATTGCTGCGGGTATTCAACACCAACACGAAGAGAACGTTCTACAATATTTACAAGAACCAGAGGTGTGGGATAAGATCTGTCGTAATGGCAAACGTCTGGTTCTTTCTGGTGGTTGTGCCTTAAACATCCTTACCAATACTCGTATACAGGAAGAGTTGGGTCTGGAGGTATTCGTACCACCAGATGTCACCGACAGTGGACTACCCTTTGGTATGATATGTACATATATGTCAATACATAACAGGCAAGATTTCATTGGTGCAGACATACGTTATGCAGGTCTACCGATATCAGACATGCATGAAATGTTTAGTTATCGAAACAAGTTTAGTTCTGCAATCATATCAATAGACCAGTTAGTAGGTCTTTTAAAAGAGGACAAGATCCTTGGTCTGGTGCAGGGTAATGCAGAGGTTGGCCCTCGTGCGTTAGGTAATCGATCAATCATCTGTGACCCCAAGGGTGTGGATAAGAAGGATAAGGTCAACCTAGTCAAACGTAGAGAGTCCTACAGACCGTTTGCGCCTATGGTACGACAGGAAGACGCACATATATACTTTGATGCAGGGTCATATGATAACCTAGAATATATGAACTTCAGTGTTAAAGTGCGTGAAGAGTATAAAGAACAACTTGCAGCTGTAACACATGTAGATGGTTCGGCAAGGGTGCAGTCAGTTACCAGAAAGTCAAATGCGTTCCTCTACGACCTTCTAGGCGCCTCTGGCGGGGTATTACTCAACACATCCTTCAATGTTAAGGGTAAACCAATACTAAATACATTGAAGGAAGCATTTCAAGTACTAGAAGAAACTGCGTTAGATGGATTAGTTGTATATAACAACGGAAAACTTTGTTACTTCAGTACAGAAGTTTTATAAATAATATCATACTACAATAAGGGTGTATCAGTGTTAACTTTCAATCAGTTCCTCGAAGAGGGTGTCAACGACCCCGCAATATTCAAAGCAATCTTTCTCGCGGGTGGGCCAGGATCCGGTAAGTCGTTCATTGTCGGTAAGACAGGATTACAAGCTTTAGGTTATAAAGTTGTTAACTCTGATGATGCATTCGAAAATGCCATGAAGAAAGCTGGTATGGAAATGAATCCAGACAACATCTTCTCACCGAAGGGACAAGAACTTCGCGGTAAGGCAAAGAGACTCACTGGTACGAAAGAAGCCATATATCTAAAAGGTCGACTCGGTCTTGTGGTAGATGGTACTGGTAAGGATCCAGACAAGATTGCAGAACAGGCAAAGAAAGTGAAAGCACTGGGTTACGATGTCGCAATGATTTTCGTAAACACCGACCTTGACACTGCAATCAAACGTGACGCAATGCGAGCACGTACTCTGGGTGCGCCAGGTGTAACCGAGTATTGGAAAGCAGTACAACGTAACATTGGTAAGTTCCAACGTATGTTCGGTAAACCTAACTTCTTAGTTGTCGATAACTCTGAGGGTAAGAACTACCAGAAAGAGACACTGACTGCGTATCGTGACGCGACTAAGTTCACCAACAAACCGGTCGGTAAGAAAGCGAAGAAGTGGATAGAACAACAGAAGAAACGCAAGACAAGATAATGCTTGACAAGGCAACTATATAACTGTATAATGAGCTTCAACACCTTTTAGGATTAATAAGATTATGGCAATAACAGCTATCAAGTACCAAGTGTACGAAACGTTAGATAAAGTAACTAAAGCTAAAAGTAGAAAAGATAAAGTATCTATACTACAAAAAGAACAGAGTAATGCGTTAAGAGACGTGTTACGAGGTACCTTTGACAATGTCATTCAGTGGAACCTACCCACTGGAGCGGTACCGTATAATCCCTCGTCCGAGGAATCTCCTCCTACAACCCTATTAAGAGAACACATGAAGTTCAAATACTTCGTGAAAGGGCTTATGGAGTCCGAGAGATTATCGTCAGTCAAAAGAGAAAAATTGTTCCTTGATATGGTTGAGACAGTACATCCTCGCGATGCAGAATTGATCGTCACTATGATTAACAAGCAACCGCCTATGAAAGGCATCACTAAAAAACTGGTAACGGAGGCATTTCCAGATCTACTTCATGAATAACATCCCCCATTAATTCAAGTAAGGAGAGAGTATGGTTGGAAACACTAATCAACTAGAAAGACTTAGGAAAGACTCACGAGAGTTGGGACATTACATTCATAAACTACAAAAGAAGGGCAAAGCAGACATTGCGTATAAAGTCGCTAAACGTCAAACGTTTTTAGAGACTGCAATCAATCAGGCTGAACTTCGACTAAGGGGGTGATCCAGTATCTGGAACGGGCTCCTTAATTGGGGCCCATTTCATCTTACTGGACAACATTATTATGCCAACGTACGACATGCAAAATATCAAGACTGGGGAAGTCACGGAAATGATTATCTCCATATCAAAAATGACCGAGATGGTCGAGTCCGGAGAATGGGCTAATCAAATCAATTCCGCACCGAAAATGGTTACTGGAGTAGGATCTGTACTCAGTAAGACCAGCGGTGATTGGAAGGACAAACTCAAACAAATCAAATCGAACCAATCTAGGTACGTCAAAAACAGTATCCATGACTAAATGGTGGAGAATCTGGGCCAAGTCTCTAGGGGAGAAGGTCGGAGCCACCGATAAACAGGCAGACAGTGTTGCCGTAATACGAACGGTATGGTGGTTGACTCACATGGCAACATGTTTGTTCATCATACTAAACGCAATCGCAAACCACGGATGGGGACTCATCGGACTTTGAAAAGACAACATTCTGAATCCATGAACATACGCATGGATCATTTACGTACTATTGAACCAGTAACAATCAGACAACAAGAGGCATTTGATGCATACAAATCAGGTAATAATCTTGCGTTAGTCGGTACTGCGGGTACAGGTAAAACATTCCTTGCAATGTACTTTGCACTGGTGGAGATCCTTGATAAGGGTACTCCATACCAATCGTTACACATAATCCGGTCAGCAGTACCTACCCGAGAGGTGGGGTTCTTGCCTGGCACAATCGAAGAGAAACTACAGGCGTTTACAGGCCCTTACCGTGCAGTGGCTGCGGATCTTTTTGAGGATGATCGTGCATATGAGAAGTTAGTTCATAATAAATACATAGAGTTTGAATCGACATCTTATATAAGAGGTATCACATTTGACGACACCATTGTGTTGGTCGATGAGATGCAAAACTTAAACTTTCATGAACTAGATTCTGTGATTACACGTATAGGAAACAACTGCAAAGTTATCTTTTGTGGTGACGGTAAACAGTCAGACTTCAAGACAGATAAAGACAAGAAGGGTATCAGTACGTTCCTAGAGATACTGGAACAAATGAAACACTTCGAAACGGTCAACTTCTGTTGGGAAGATATAGTCCGTAGTGGTCTAGTAAGAGACTATATAATGACAAAGGAACACATGGGAATCGCATGAACCAATTAAAGGAGAAACGCAATGTCCGATATATTTGACTTCGGATTTACTGCGGTAACGGAGGACGAACTAGAAGTCGTCACCACCGAACGCGAGGCTGTGTCTGATACACAAGACCGTTTGGACAAGTTGTTCAATGCAGTAACCCCACTGTTAAACAACCTCAAGAAGAACCCAGAGAAAGATTATATCCTCTGGCCAAACCGACTGGCGAAAGTAGAACAGTTTGAAGATCTATTACAATCAATTTACCAAGGAGATTAGAAGTGAATAGGCAAGAAGTTTTCGAAACATTAAAAGTAGACGAAGGAGTAGAATATGCAATCTATAACGACCATCTTGGGTATCCAACCTTTGGTGTCGGGCATCTCGTCCTCGAATCAGATCCCGAGCATGGACAACCTGTCGGAACCCCAATCAGTGAAGAAAGAGTCGCAGAATGTTTTGACAACGACCTCAATACAGCAATCAGCGAGTGTCATGCTTTATACGGACAGGGCGACTTTGATTCG